GAGAAGGTCGACGCTGAACTCGATGCACAATCGGTCATCGGCACTGTTGGACAAATCGCTGGACCGCCTCATGTCCATCAGGTGGGAGGACTTCGTCGCTATGCAGTCTTACGAGAGCGATGACATAGGCGGCTTCATCAGTCCGGAGGAGCAGAAAGAGGAGGAAGGACAGGAGGGGGAAGTCGTGATCGTGGAACCGGGTCAGTGGGGGGCCCTGTCACAGCTTCAGGCGCTATCGGAGGCCCAAGAAAACGAACAGAGGCTCCTCGCAGAGGACTTCCCACCGGAAAGGACGGCTAGCTGATGCGAATTGGCGAGGCTAAGAACGACACCGAGCTCCTTGCAGCCCTCGAATCCGCGCGCCAGCGCAGGCTCGAACTCCGTCGGGGCTACGAAACGCTCTGGTGGAACAACATCGCTCTGGTAATCGGGGACCATTACGCCACTTGGAACCCCAACCTGAGCACTTTCGAGGACCGCGACCCGACGTTCGATGCTATCGACAAGCAAAAGCCTCGCCTCGTCATCAACCACGCGCTCACTGTGGGCAGGACAGAGCTCTCTAAGCTCACTAAGAGCCATCCGATCATGGATATCGTGGCCAACTCGGACGAATCGACGGACATTTCCGCCGCCAAGGTCGGTCGTGCCTCCCTCGACTACGCCGAGTGGAAGTTCAAGCTCCCGAAACTGCGCAAGCAGGCTCTGTGGTGGATGATTCAGACCGGTTTGGGCGCCGTGTACGTCGGCTGGGACTACTTGAACGACAAAGCGGGCGAGATGACCTTCACCATCGACCCGATTTCGGGAGATCCGACGTTCAACCCCACTCGAATCCGTGAGTTGAAGGAGATGTTCGAGCGTGGGGAGATCGACGAGGCGAAAGAAGAGAAATTCCCGCTCGGTGAGTGCGAATACCAGGTCTTTTCGCCCTTCCAGCTGTTGCCGGACGAGACCTGCCTCGATTTCGACCAGATTCAGGACCTCATCACGACTGAAGTGGCCGATGTGGACGTTATTCGGGGTATTTACGGTCGAGACGCCAATAAGGTCCAACCTGACGGCGATGCGATCCTCGGGGCGATGGAACAGCGCTCACTAGCGCGGGCAAGCGTCGCAGGCGGTATGTCACAGGCCACAGGCGTCGATGGGGGCGTAAAGATCCACACATTCTGGCTGGAGCCGGGTAAGTACCGCGGAAACAAGTATTTGGAGAATGGCAAGTACTTCCGGTGGTGCAACGGCACTATTCAGCTCGATGTGTCTCCCACCTTCCCATATGCGGATGGTAGGATGCCATTCGTCTTCTTCCAGCACATTCCGTCCTCGATGACGATCTGGCCGGACTCCATCATGACCCACATCCGTGGGGCCAACCTGGAGATCGACAAGACCATCTCGCAGCTCATCGAGAACAAGGACTACATGGCCAACCCGATGTGGCGGATAGCTACACAGCACAAGATCAAGGGAGAAATCAAGAATGTGGCAGGTGCTATTGTTCGCTATCGCCATGTGCCTAATATTCCGCCTCCCGAGCCTATTCAGGGCCTTCAGATGCCGACGCAAGTTGAGAACCTCCTGGCCGGTCTTAGAGCACAGATACTGGACATCTCAGGGCAGGGAGAAACGTCTCGAGGAAGGGTCCCCTCCGGTGTTCGTTCCGGCGTGGCGGTCGCGTACCTACAGGAGGAGGACGACTCGAAAATCGCGCCGACGGTGGAGAATATGGAGGAAGCGGTCGCGTTGATGGGGTCACTCACCCTCGAGCGCTTCTCCCAGTACTACACGACAGCTCGCATTCTGCGCTTCTATCGCCGTGACGGCGTATTCGACGTGGTCAAGTTCAAGGGAGCGGACCTCAAGAACAATACGGACGTCATCTGCCAGGCTGGGTCGGCGATGCCGAAGTCGAAGGCTGCGAAGCAGCAGTACACCCTCGAGCTGGTCTCCCTGGGCATTCTCAAGGACCCACACAAGATCGAGCAGATGCTCGACCTGGGTGCAGGGGAGCCGGACGATCAGGACAAGGCTATCGCGCAGGCCAAGCGCGAGAACAACTACATGCTGCACGGGGTGCCAGACGGTATGTATCAGCCGGGCCCGGTCACCGAAGAGGAGCAAAAGCAGGTGGCTGCCGCCGTGCCGGTCAAGGAATGGCACAATCACGCTCTCCACGTTCAGGTCCACACATCAGCGATGATGGACGAGGAGTTCGACCGTATGCAGATCGCTCACCCCGGGATTGTCCAGCTCTTCGACGAACATGTTGCCATGCACCAACAGGAACTGCAGAAGCAGCAACAGCAGCAAATGGCCATGCTGCAGGCTGCCAAGGGCGCTCCTGATGGTCCTCCGGGTTCGTCACCTGATGGCAACGGGCAAGTCTCCCATCGCCAGATCATGGACGTCCCGGACGTGATCGGCGGCGGGGTAGTCGACAACTCCGCTATGACCATCCATTCGTAGAAAGGAGTAACTTTGTCTCCCACAGACACGTCAGTGGATCTCGAGAGCAAGACACGCTCAGAGCTCGACGAGATCGCTGTCGACCTCGAGCTGGATCCGTCGGAGTATTCGACGAAGGCGGAACTCATCGCCGCGATCCAGGCCGAGCAAGAGGACGACGAAGAGGAAGATGTCGAGGTCGACGATCAGTCCGAGGATCCCGAGGCAACTCAGTTGCCCGCAGGTGACGTGGACATCGCCGACGTGCCGGAGAAGAAGTACGCGGGTGAGTCCCCGCCTCTGATCCTCGCCGGCTACTGGGCCCGCTTGAACGACGACGACTCGGTTCCCGAGGAGTACATCGGGCACCTCGTCGCCATTCTCGAGAGCCCCTGGACGTCCAGCCCCTACGCCAACGACGAACAGGCGTCGGCGATCAAGGGGTACCGCTACGACAAGGACAAGCTGTTCCTCGTCCGTACGCGGGACACGGCCGATGCCCTCCTCGAAGTGCCGTTCGCGGCCTTCGCTGTGACCGGTCAGTCCCGGTCGGACGTCGAGGGACATGGCTGATTCACCCCTCCACAACTTGAACGACCTGCTGGCGGAGCTGGAGGAGACCGCCGTCACAACGTCACAAGGCAGCTTCGTCAAGATGGAGGACGTTAGGAGGCTCCTCAAGGACAAGGCCGACGCTGCGACGAAAGCTATCGCAGATGCGGCCGATAGTCCGCCACCCAAGACGGTGGAACAAGCCCGTGCCCGTGCGAAGGAAGACCCGGAGCTGCTCAAACAGTTCGCGGGTCGGCCACAAGATGCGGGTCGGTCAATAGCAGCACAAGAGCCCCAGCCGGCGTCGAGGCCGTAAAGCGTAGGGCAGAAAGCGTGGGTAAGCAATGAGTGGCATGGCATCAGAAATCCAGGCTCGCATCGAAGCTGATGGGGGATTGGACGCAGTACCGGGTACCGGTGAGACACCGGGTACTCCTGCTCCGGCGGCGGCGCCGACAACACCCGATAGTGCAGGAGGACCTCCAGAGTCGATTCCGTACGCCCGCTTCAAGGAGGTAAATGACCAGCTGCAGAACCTCAAGCCATACGAGGAGCTGCAGCAGTACGGTTACGACCCTGACTCCTTGGGTCGACTGGCCGCGTTCGAAGCTCAGTACATGACGGATCCCATCGGCACGTGGCTCGCTTTGTCTTCGGACCTGGACTTGCCACAGGAAGTGAAGGACGCTTTGGAAGCTGTGGGCAGCGCTACACCAGCAACACCCGCAACTCCGGGCGAAGCTTCCCCGAGCGGCGCAGAACCGACGACACCGCCGACACCACCTGCCGAACTTCCCGAAGATGTGCAGAGGACGCTTCAGTGGGCGCAACAGCGGATGGCTGAGGAGCAGCAGCAAGCTGCCAACGCTCAGACCGAAGCTGTTTTGTCCGCCACGACCGGCCATTGGGACAAGCTGGATGAAGCCGACTCCCTGAAGACCCCAGACAACATCAAGCTGACGTTCATCTCGGCTGCGGCTGCGCGAGGCGGATTCACGTCCGCAGAGCAGCTAGCTGAGTCGGCGCGGAATGATTTGCTGGCCTACAGGGATGCCGAGCTGGGATCAGCTGTCAGTGGAAGCAGACGTCCGGGAACGCCTCTTGCGGTACCCGGTAGTGCGCCCGGAACCACCGAGCCAGTTCGCTTCGGCGATCTGCGCGAGGCGAGCCGTGCTGCTGCCGCAGACCTGCAGGCAGGTAGACTTCCCTCAGGAACGGAGTAATCAATGGCTGCATCCGCAGTAGTCGTAGACCGTGGAGCTGCCGGCGACCTGTTCTTCAGGATCGTCGATGTGACCCTCGACGGCTCATATCCTGCTGGTGGTTACCCGCTCGCCGCGAAGGATTTTGGCTTCGGCGTCAACGGAGTCATCTTTCTGGTGACCGGGGACTACAGCAAGACAGGCGGTTGGGGTCCTGCATCATGGGACTACACCAACAACAAGCTCCAGGTCTTCGACAGCTCTGGAGCAGCAAACGTGGTCAACCACGAAGTAGCGGCAGCGACAGTCCTCACGGGCGTCGTTGTCCGACTGCTGGTGTGGGGCAAAGGCCAAGGATAAGGGAGGACTAGGTGCCACAGACAACAACGGCTGCCGACGCCATCCTTCAGAACTACTACCTGCCTGTGGTTCGGGAGATGATCAACCAGCGGGCCATCCTGCTCTTCGGCTACTCGCCGAGCGAGCTCGACGCTGGGTCGGGCAAGATGAACGCAGCGAACGGCGAGACCATGGACTATCGTGGTATCTCGCGCGACGGTGACCAGGTCCAGTTCGCGGGCCGTCAGTGGGTCATCGCCATGCACACGTCCAGGAACGAGTCGGGTACTGCACGTGCCGAGGGTGGCACGCTGCCGTCGCCGGGTCAGCAGGGCTGGGCGGACCTCATCGACAAGGTCAAGAAGCTCTACAAGCAGATCCAGATCACCGGGTTTGCTCTCGAGGTTAGCGAGCGCTCCATCGGCTCGTATGTCCGCTTGCTCGAGGCTGAGACCGTCGGTGCGGTGAACGATCTCCGCAAGGACATGAACCGCCAGGCCTTCGGTGATGGCCGTGGTACTCTCGCGCAGACGACCGCCGATGGTGCCAACACCTTCACCGTGGACAACCTCCAGTACCTGAGGGTCGGTATGATTATCGACCTCATCAACCAGTCGACGGATGCCGTGCTCGCTTCTGCACGGACCATCACTGCCATCAACGCCACGACTCGTGTGGTCACTTACAACGGCGCAGACGTGGCCGTCGTCGGTGGTACTCACGTGGTGGCACTCGAGGGCAACTGGAAGCTGGAGATCAACGGCCTCCGCAACATCACACGGTCCGACCTGTCCCAGAACTTCACCCTCCACGCGATCGACTCGTCCATCGCAGGGAACGAGTACTGGAAGGCCAAGCAGGCGGACGGCGGCAACACCGTCTTCGACGAGGACCAGGGGCAGTTGCTCATGGACCAGATCGGGGCCGGGGGTTGGGATACCGAGATGGTCATCACGACTCGCGGTATTCGCAGGCGCTACGTGAACACTCTCAAGGCGCAGAAGCGGTTCAACGACTCGAACTCGCTGATGCTCCACGGAGGGTTCAAGTACATCGACTACAACGGCGTGCCGTTGCTCTTCGATGACGACTGCCCCAAGCAGCACATGTTCTTCATTCGCCCGGAGGACTACCTGTGGATCAATCTCAACGGGAACGACTTCCGCTGGATGAACCGCGACGGTGCCGTCCTCCGCAAGGTGGAGAACCCGGACCAGGACGCATACAAGGCGACCCTCTACAAGTACAGCGACCTCGGCATTCAGCGCCGGCTGTCGCAGGGGGTCATCTACAACCTGGCCGACGACATCCCGTAGGCCCCTCCCCTGGGCCCCCCGGCTCCCTGACCTTGGAGACACAATGGAACTGTTCGCCACCAAGATGTTCTACGACAACCGCTACGGTCTAGTGGAGCTCGAGGATGACGTTCTGTCCGTCGTGTCCCAGGTCAGGGAGCTCTACGGGAACAAGGTCAAGATCTGCCTCGAGCCGACGACTGGACACTACGTGTTCTCTGAGAACAGTGCAGACGGCACGGAAAGGCTGATCTTCACTTCCGAGACCCTCGATGCTCGTTGCCTGACACGGCTCATCGCTGCTGACAGCACTGCTCGTGGGTACACCGATGCCTACGACGCCATGGAGCGTGAACAGGACGAGTTTAGGGCTCGGGAGGATGACGCCATGAAGGAACAGATTCGTGACCATGCTGAGCGTCTTACACACGCTCTGAAGAAGGATGGAGCAGTTCCTCACCATCCGTTGCAGGTGAACGTACCGAAGGAGATCAATGCCTGACGCCAACGGCCAGATGTTCCTCTCCGACTTCCGTACGGAGCTGCAGGCGAGAGGCTTCGACGGGTTCAATGCTGCCGACCTGAACTCCATGATCAACCGCGGGTACTTCTACATCGCTCGGAAGTTCCCCTGGTATTGGCGTCAGGCGACCGCGTCGATCCCCTACCCTGCTGCGGGGTTTGTCTCCGTCGCAGACACGAGTGTGGACTTCCCGGGGTTCAAGAATGTCCGGGCTGTCTATCTCGAGGGTGTGACCCCACAGTCGAAGGTCCGTCTCATTCCTCTCGACGACAAGGATGCTTTCGACCGCGTCTTCGCGGAGGTCGATCGGGGCGTGACTGGCACCCCCAATAGCTACTGGATCGACGAGAACAAGCTCTACGCGCTCCCCAAGCTGTCACCTGTGGGCAGTGCACAGCTCGAGATCCACTACAATAAGCGACCCGCTGCCATGACTGCTGATTCGTCCATCGCGGTGACTCCCGTAGACCTCGACGAGGGTATTCTCCTCGCTGCGCTGTACCGCTGCCACAAGCGCGCATTGGAGACCGACCTCGCCATGTCTGCTCAGATGGAGTTGATGGAGTTCTTCGATGATCTGAAGGATCTCGAGGGCGACCGTGAGGACGATTTGCAGGAGAGGGTGCGGCCGGACAATCAGTGGGCATGAGGCCTCGCGAAGTTCCGGTCACCCGCGCGATGGTCATCCTGTGGCTAGTGTCATGGCATCAGCCACTGGTCGACACTCCTGCGCTGCGTAACCACTTCAAGAATCCCAGCAGGCTGGGTACTGCCCTCGCGGCTACGCTCGTGGATAACGAGGGGAACGACTCATTGCCGCCACAGTCCACCATCCTCGACCTCATTCTCCTGGATATCAAGTCTTATGCCTAGCACCCAACAGGGTTCCTCAGTCACAATCGAGGCCAAGGGCTTCGCAGGCGGGATCAATATCCGGGATGCGATCAACCTCCTTGCCGGCGATGAGCTGCGCAAGTGCGAGAACGCGACGCTGGACGAGCGTGGGGGCGTCTCTAAGCGATTGGGATGCACTAACAAGGGTACGTTCTCGGTCACGGGTACTGACCGCGTTCTCTCCATGTATACCTTCTATCGCGGGGCATCAGCTGCGCCCCAGATCCTGATCCACACTACGGGTGGTAGGCTCTATTACACCAACGACCCGACTGCTCAGCCCATCGTGTGGACTCAGATCGCTTCGGGGCTCAGCACCACGTCACCGTACTCCTTCGAGACCTTCAACTCACGATGCTACATGTCCAATGGGGTGGACGCATATGCCAAGTGGGATGGAACAACTTACACTACCATTCCTTCCGCTCCCAAGGGCAGGTATCTCCGTCTGTGGAAGGACACGATGTGGGTCTCGGGAGTTACGGGTCTCGACGACCGGGTCTATTCTAGTAACCCCGGTGACGCAGAGACCTACGGAGTCTCCAACTGGGTCGACCTCGCCAAGGGCGATGGAGACGTCGTCACTGCCCTCAACACCGACGGTATCTTCCTGATCGTAGGCAAGCGAAACCGCAGCTTCGTCATCTACGACCCGGTCACGTTCGCCAACCGCGCTGTCGACTTCGAGAAGGGCTTTGAAAGCCACTTCTCAGTCATTCAGTTCGAGGGTGAGATCTACTACCTGTCCCGTCGCGGTATTTGCAAGTGGGTCTCTGACTCGCCGTCGCAGATCATCAGTGGTAAGCTGGACCCCCTGTTCGACCCATCCATCGTCAACATCGCCCAGTTGAGCAAGTCCTTCGCCTACACTGTGGGTAACCAGGTGGGCTGGGCAATCCCCGAGGCTGGCAGTGTCATTCCGACGATTCAGGTGGAGTACTACCCACGACTCGCTGGGTACACCGCGTATGGCAATAGGGGTACTGGACCCTTCGTCATCCACCGTATGCCCTTCGGTCCTGCTGCACGCTACAGGTCAGGCACGATTGAGTACCTATACGCGGGCGCAAACGGGGCAAACAAGGTCTACCAGGCATTCTCTGCTGTGGGTCAGGATGACGGCGTGACGTTCGGTACGATGGTCGAGACAGGCCCCGTTGACTTCGGAGCGCCCACGCTGATCAAGTACATGCGCCGGTGCCGACTCCTGGGTCGTGGGCTCTTCACGTTCATCCTGCTGCGTAACTTCCAGGTGGGTATCTACAAGTCCTTCCCAATCGACCTCGATTCAGCCGCGGACATCTGGACCGCTGCTGACCTGTGGGGCGCAGGAACGTGGGGTCCTGATTCCATTATTCAGGAGAAGCGATTCCATCCTGATGCCTACGCTCGTCACTTTACCATCCGCATCGTTGACTCGGAGTCTACCATTGGTAAGAAGCCCATCCCAGTTGGTACGGTTGATTATAACCTCGACGCTGGTAAGTGGGCTCTCTATGGCTATTACATCGACGCGACCGTTGGTGGGGTGAGAGATTGACCGCTTATAATGTCGTTTCTCCTGCTTCACTATCTGCAGGCCAGCCTGAAGATGTCTCCGTCATCCTGGCTAACCTCAATGCTATTGCTAGCATCATCAACGGGCAGCTCGATAACGGCAACCTTAGTGCTGGTGCTGCTATTGCCATCGCAAAGCTCG